GTCGGGAACCGCAGAAACGCTGGGCTAAATTTTTTTCGAAAAAACCGCTTGACCCGAAACTAGGTCTGGCATAGTCTCGGCCCATCAGATCGAAATCAAATCCTCACAAAATTCAAAAAATCTCGGAAAACCGGCAAATTGAGGTCCGCGGGGGACCGACCAAAAAACCCGACGCTGCAGCCCTTGGGGGGCTCATACGGTCTAGCTCCGTTCCTGAGTAGCTAGCCGCCGCGCAGTGGTAAAAATCACATCGAGACTTACGCCCAGTGCGCCTGCTAAGCGCTGCTGCACTTCGAGTGTAGGGTTTCGGCGACTTCGTTCAATTCCACTGACGTAGGTACGGTCTAAGCCTGCGCGTGCAGCTAATTCATCCTGGCTTAAGCGTAGTGACTGTCGGTGATAACGAATCGCCGGCCCGAAAAAGCGAGTCAGATTAATATCCACCCTGTTCGTTTAGTATGGTTGACCCTTTTGGGTCTATGGACTATGAGTCACGCTTTGCGTGACTCATAGCCACGCTAAGGTTGGGTCAGTGTGCTGTTTTTAAGCCGTATGGTACCGGGGTTGTCGTGGTATAGTTGTAGAAATTTTTTGACCAGGGCCAATGCAGCTAGTTACCGACCCCACCGGAAAGCTCATAATCGCCGCATGCTCTGGGACGGCTCTGGGAGCCTCTGGAGCGCGTCTTTCCCATCTGGCGGGGTGGTATAGCGGCCTCCCCCGGGAAGGCGTCTCTACGGCGCTCCACGTCGGCGGCATGGCCTATCAGATGCCCAACGGCGATCCGACCCCGCTGCGGGTGGCCCGTCGGTACCCCCCGGGAGACGGCGTCGAGACCTGGGGATGTAACCCCGGTGAACTGTGGGAAATGGTGATGCAGCGACCGCACCGGAAAATCATTTGCCATTGGCGTGATGCACCGCCGGTAATTCCGGTTGTGCATGGCGGCAATGGCCTTGTTGTGGCAGCGGTGGTATGTCACTACGACCCTAGTTCCGGTGCACCGGATCTGCTGCTCCGGCTGCGCGATCTGTCACTATTGGGACACTGCCGGAAGCTTCTTATGGAACTACCAGCATCACTGCCGAGAATCCTGCTGGTCGGGGGTCGCAGAGACATCGGCCTGGAGTATGACACAACCGGTAATATGGCGGTGTCAGTTGGTGTCTTTAACGCCGAGGCGCAGCCCTACGGTGGTGCCGTAGTGCGCTTGCAGTTGCGCAACCCGGTCGGGAGCATCGACCAGACGGCTACGCGGGTGATATTTTCCGACTACAGTAAAGAGTGGCTGTCGCGGGAGTATGGAGCTTGACCGGACTCCCCACAGCCGGACGGGGTTAAGGCACTCACCGTCTAATCCGACTGCCGCCGATAAGGATTTCATGCCCCGAAAACCCGTGAGCTGCGCAGCTGATCGGCTATATGGGTATCAGGGAAGCTTGCCGTCAATGCGCACGTTGATCGTCTGCGGCGCCGGGTGCCACCAGCTGGCAACAGTTAAAACACCCCCGGCGAAGACGGCTGCCGCGACAATCAGAGCTGCCAGGGCTTTCCACGGCTCCCATCGGGCCTGCCGTCGGTAGAGCTCGATCTGTGTTTCAATCAACATCGCGCGCCGCGCATCGTCGTCAGCTGCGGTCATATTAAGTTTTCCAGACACGCCAATTCCAATAGCATTCCCCAGCAATGCGGGCAGAAGTGTATTAATCCGCCGATGGTGATTATCATAGGCACCGCTTTCCGCCGCCAGGACATCAATGCTAACTCCTTCTTTTCGGCTTTCTCGGCTTTTATAGACACTCCCATGAGCTCAAGCGACGGCTCGATATAGCGAACGGTAATAACCGAGGGGCGCTTTTTGACCCGCCCCATTTCGGTTTTCGTAACCAATTGCAATAGCCCCGTCGCGGTTCGCTGGGAGATTGTCAGGTCTATTATGGCTTCGGTCAGGCCAAGCTGCTTTGCGATGGCCGGCCTGGTCGGGAAAGAGCGCTTGTCGCGATAGAGCAGGCAGACCAGCGCCAGCACCGTCGCAGTCTTGACGGGCACGCGCTGCGACGGCTCCTGGCTTTGCAGCCAATCGGCTATCGCCCGGACGACGTAGTCGCTGGGTTCCGGTATGGCGGCGGGGTCTGAGGGCACTACGGCCTCCCGCAATATAGACGGCGCCGGGGCTGTTTTACGGCGGCGCGGCTCCCGTCGAGAGTGGGCACCGGTGTCCGTCGAGGCATTGTATAGGCTCCAGTTTTATCTGTCTAGATCTGGTTATATAACCATCCTAGGGGTACCATAGTTCAGTCAATCAGTAGAAGCCTGAAAATGTTACGAAATTGCGACTACAGGCGGATCTTGACAGCCTAAAGGCGCAGAATCGTTCGTTAACTCAGGTTGGGTGCGCTAGGGTGTCGCACTCGATAGGTTGTCGGGGATTGTCGGGGATTGTCGGGGATTGTCGGGGGGGTTACTTAAGTCTCCCTATGTCCACCCCGCCGCCGAGACGCGCGTTTCTTCGCGGACCGATGCGAAACGCTGCTCGCGCGCCATCACCCGCCCGGTCAGATTTGCCTGTGTGCCTAAACAGAAATACTGCAGGGCGTCGCACACGTCGCTCCACGGGTGTAGTTTCTCCGGTAGGTCGTCGAGTTGTCCGTCTCTTCTTTTTCTATACCGGTATTTATTTCCTAAGGAGCTGATGAGCACTGGACACCCAGCCCGGTTTATTTGCAATGCGGGTTGCCCCATCAACGTCATGCGCAACAGCCGTTCGACCGCCAGGAGGCGCGGCTCGATACTGTTGGTGCTGGCGGGATAAGCCAGAAAGCCCTCCTGCTTTAGGATGTCGAAGGGGGTCTCTTCGGTGACCTGGCTCTTCTGCCTGCCCGCCGGGTCGCCGACGACAAAGACCCGCTTGCCGAGGTAGGGCGGGTTGAACAGGATCGGTTTCAGGTGCTCCTCGAGCATCTGGATCAGCCCCATCCCCTCGGTGATCACCTCCCGGAAGATGATCGCCCGCCCAAAATTGTCGTGTTGGCCGATGACGGCGCAGGGGGTTCGGCCAAAATCTAAACCAACCATTATTGGTTTATTTGGATTAACTGTAACCAGCATGTCGCGGGCGTGCGTCGGGGCGTGGAAAGTTTTGCGGAAGACGGCCATGCCGGCGTTCGAAGTGCCCCACTGCGACTCGACGTGAACCGCGGTCCAGTCCACATCCTTGTCGCTCATCAGTTCTTCGTAATAGCCGTCGGGAAGATTACCGACGTTTTCCGCATCGGCGGAAATACCAGAGGGCTGGTGGTAGATGTGCCAGGCGGGGTGCGGGTTGAGCACCATGCGCTCGTGGTAGGGCGAGTCGGTGTCCCACGGGTTGGTATCCGCTATTATTCCTCGCCAGGAAGCACCGCCGAGTGCCTTTGAAGGGTATCGCCCACACCGTCCGAGTAAGGGTCGGATGATGTCGATCGGCACCTCTCTGATTTCATTTATCCACGCGCCGGTCAGTTGTAGTGACAATAACCGCCGCACGTCTTCTTTGGAATCTAATGGCAGGAGCATCCAGTCCGAATGGACCGCGGTGCCGTCGGGCAGGTGCAGTCGGATCTGCAAGGTCGAGTCGGTGACGTAGTAGTGAGCGCAGCGGCCGAGATACTGCTGGGTGTCGGCGAGCACGGTCTGACGCAATTGCTGCAGTGTGTTCCGTATCAGGGCGAAACGGGTGTAACGCACCCCGTGCGCGTCGGGTTGCTGCTGACAGGCGCGCTTCAATAGCTCCATGATGCAGCCCATCGTCTTGCCGCTGCCGAGGGGGCCGACGAGCACCCGGATGCGGTGCTCGTCGTCGAGCATGAATTCCTGGATTGTGGGCGGCGGGTCGTATTCCATCGGCTAGGGAGCGCTGAAATCCGACGCCCAGCCGATGTGGTCTGGTTTTACTTCACCGCATCGGGGGCATCGGACCGGTTGGAATTCGCAGCTTCCGTTTATGTTTTCCCGCCACCGCATCTCTGAGGGGAAGGCGAGAAAGCGCCGGCACTGCGGGCAGCGGCGGTCGAACGCTGGTCCGTCGTGATCGCCGTCGTTATAGCAGATAATTTCACTCATCAGTTTGTCTTATGGTGGATATAGACGTTGGGCTGCTCGGGATCTTGGTCCGGGTTGCACCAGCATGAGGGTGAGGCGGGGTGTTCCTTGACGTCGTCAAGCGGGACGACATGGAGCGTACGGTCGGGCCAGTGTCCTTTACCGCGTACCAGCATTTTCGTGCGCCGGGCTGATGCGGTCACGGCCAGCACCATCTGATCCTGGCGACATCGCCGGTTCCTACGGGGCGTCCTGCAGTAGCCACGCCAACCAGCCGGTCCTCGTCTATTAAACCGACGGCGAATTTTGCGCCCCTCGGCGGCTTATGGTGCCGGTGATACTGGGTGATGAACACAGCAGCCTCCCGCAGTGTCACAGGGACGATCTTCATACGTCACTTCATCGAAACAGGAACGAAGCGCAGAGGAACGCTAGGGCAATCCAGCCCAGACGGATCGCGACCGGGCCGGGGATCGCTTCGATAAACGCGGCGATCGTGGCGAAAACCAGGGCGAAAACCAACAAGATCGTTGGGACCATCTCACACCTCTTCGTCGAACTCGGTGTCGTCCTCGAGTGTCAGCTGCTGCGTCGGCGCGGGAATTTCGTCGGCGTCGAGTACCGTAGTGCCGGAGATCTGGGTCGACTGGCCGTTGCGGTAGTTGATATTTAAAACACAGGCGGTACCG